TGGCCATGTAGGCCTTCTCGCGCTTTTCGACTTCATCAACTTTACTATCTTTCCACTCGTTTGTGTAACGCTCTTGCAGTTCCTTTAACGCTTCGTTGAGCGTCGAGCCGGGACTCATCAGCTCCTCGGCTTCGCGTCCCAGCTCCAGCGTGTCGTGCAGGTTGGCCATCAGACCACACCCGGATTCATCGTTTGCATGGCCATGCGGTCACGCTCGACTTGCACGTTGAGCTGCTGCTCGTTGATCACCGCGCCGTACTTCAGCTCCAGCTCGCGCAGCTTGATGAAGCGGTCGGTCTCGATCTTGTCGCGCTCGCGGTCGTCGGCCATCTGCATCTTCTGCTGTTCAAGCTGTAGCTCGGCGGCTTTCTTCTGGATGTCGGCCTGAATCGACTGCACCTGCACCTGTGCCAGCATCTCTTCTGGAGACGGCTTGGCAGGCTCTTGCGACTGTGGTGGCTGGTAGTCTGCAGGGATCGCGTTGAAGAACTGGCTGGCGTCCTTGAACCCGGCAAGCTCGACCATCTTGCGAAGCGTGTTGGCGTACTGTGCAGGCGACACCAGCGGGTTCATTGGACCCATCTGCGTCAAGGCCTGCTCCTGCTTGGAACTGATCATGCCCAGCATCTGCATCTTCTGCTCGGTGTCGCCAGTGCCCATGCCCACGTTGATGGCCACGTCCATGGTGGCGTCCCACGAGCGTGGGTCAACCTGCACCCAGTCGTTGCGCAGACGGACCATGCGGGGCTTGTCTTGGTGCTTCACAGACAACTGCAAGATCACCTTAAACAGCTTCTTCATACCCTCGGCCAAGATGCGCGTGGTCAGCTCAATGCGCATCTGGTTGGCGCTCACCGTGGCGCTCACAGCGGCCTTGGTGCTGGACTGCAAGGCGTCGGCGTTCAGGCCCATTGACGCACGGCTCATGCCGGTGCGCTCCTCCTTGATGCTGTCCATGTACTCCAGCATCGGGAACGCGGCCTGTCCGACAAACGGCTGGGCCAAAGGCATCACCATGCCGGGTGCTCGCATGCGGATGATGGCACCCGTCTCGTTGTTGAGCACGTCGTCCATGTTGACTTGGCCCTCCACCACCGCGGTGCGCGGGTGGATCGATTGCGCCAAGCTGTCCAAGGTGTTGCGCAGGATGTCGCTCTTGATCTCCTGCAAGTCCTTGGTGAAGTCAAAAATGCTGTTGGCCTCAAGCGGACTTGTGTGTGGCTCGGGGTCGCACGGAAAGTCGGAAAAGCCAGTCATGTCGGCTGGCTCGTTGTTGACGATGGTGTAGCCCTCGCCCAAGCAGCACACCTTGCGCAGCTCGGGGATGCCGTCGCCGTCGTAGTCCACGCGCATATAGCCCTCGACGTACAAAGCACGCTGCATGGCCGGGTTGTGCGACTCGTTGATCGAGCCAATGGTGGTGGTCGTTGGACGGCGGCGCAGGTACTCGTCGTTGTACTCAAAGTCGGTCGTGGAGATGTTCTCCATGATCAGGTTTTCGTCGTAGCCCATCTCCAGCAGCTCGGCCACGGTGGCCATCTTGCGGTGGCCAACAAACGCAGCGGAGTCCAAGTCGCGTGCGTTGCGGTCGATCAGGAACTCTTCTGGGGGCACGCCCTCGATGCAAATCTTGCCCTCCTCAATGGTGCGCTTGACCTCGACGTCAAACAACTGAGGGACCGGCATCAGCATCGGCTGGCCGGTCATGGGGTCAATGGTCAACTGAGGCTCAAGCACGTCCGGGTCGTCGTACTGGGTGATCACGGTCACCACGGCCCCCGACTCCTGCTGGATCAGCATCACGGTGCCCTCGTCCAGCCCGGTGTACTTCTCGGTGCGCACGGTGGTGTTCTTGGCCCACCACGTCTTCACGATGCCGCACTTGCGGACCAAGCTGTCTTTGAAGGTGCCGTACAGCACCATGAAGCCGGGGTTGTCTTGGTTCAGGACGTAGTTGGCGTAGTCGCTCGCCTGCTCAGACGCCTTGACGTCCTCGGGGCCACGGGGCATGAACTCGACCACGCGCTCGGAACTGAAGAACACCCGCATGATGCTGGGCAGCATGGCGTTGACCGTGTCGCGCACCTCGGTGGCCACCACACGGCTGTTGCCCTCCTCCTCGTTGCCGAACGGGTCGCCACGGTAGTAGGCCGTGGCCTGAGCACGAGACGGACTGAGGTCGGTGTCCACGTAGGTGACGGCGTCCTCAATCTCGGCAGAGACCACCGACTGGAAGTCGTGCTCGTTCATGAACAGGGCAGACGACTCGCCGGTCTCGTCCTCCTCCAGCTCGGCCACCTCGCGCTGGGCGTCCTCGGCCAGCTTCATGCCGTCGTCTTGGTAGCTCTCGTCCGTGTCGTACTTTTTCATGTTCTCACCACTTTACGTTGTTGGCCATCACTTGGCTTTTGCCTTGGCCATGCACTTGCCAGCGGCCTTGCACTTGCCCGGTGTTGGACAGCCGGGGCAGGGTTTGAACGACTTGATTGGGATCATCTTCTTGGTGGCCATGTTCATTTGCCTTTCTTGGCGGTTTTTGCCGAGGCCTTGAAGGCCGCAGCGGTTGGGGCACCCTTGGTGCCGGGTTTGCGCATCTTCTCCTTGGAGCCTTCTTTGATGCGCTCGCGCTTTGCTGCGATGTTTGCGTACAGACCCTTCATTTTTTGCCTTTCTTTGCCTTGGCCTTTTCGGCCACGCTCAAGGCAATGGCCACCGCCTGCTTCTGCGGCTTGCCAGCTTTGACCTCTTTCTTGATGTTGGAAGAGACCGTTTTTTGAGAATAGCCTTGTTTCAGTGGCATAAGTTCACCTCGCTTGCGCGTGATTTTCGCACCTTTACGCCAGCCGTGGCACATTCCTTCGCAGGGGCTTGGCCCAGTTCTTGGAGCCACCGGTGGAGCCGTACATGCCCGTGGCCGCGTCCCCAGCAAACGTCAGGATCAAGGAATCGGCGCAGTCGGGTGACTTCAGGCCGCGCTTTTTGATGTCCTCCTTGGACTCCACGCGGGTCTTGCCCGTGCTGGAGAACGTGTACCGCACCGTGGCCAGCTCTGCCGTCAGTCGGCTGTCGTCGGGGATGCGGCAGTCGCGCTTCTCAAACCACGCCTTGCACTTGTACCAAAGCTCGGCCTTCAGGTTGGCGTAGGTCTGGTTGGGCGAGAAGCTCGGGCTTTCGCTCACGTTGATGCCCACCGCAGGCAAGCCCAGCTCCTTCAGCCGGTCCACCACGCCAGCGCCAAGACCGATGCTGTCCACCATGATGGACTCGGGTTTCTCCTGCTCCTGCTGCGCCTCGTACTCGGCCACCACCGCACCGGTCAGTTGCATCAGGTCCAAGTTGCGCCACACCCGGCTGGCCTCGGTCACCGTGTTTCCCCGGCGCTTGGTCAGGCTCGAGCTGTCCGAACCAAACCGTGCCACGTCCAGCCCCCAGATCATGGGCGCGTACTTGGTCGGCTGCACGTCGCGGTTCTTCGCCGCCTCGATCAGCTCCATGGAGATGATGGTGTCGTCGTCGGACCTCGGGAACTCGCCCAGCACGCGGATGCGGTACGCGTTGCTCTCCTCGCCATACCGGCTCTTCATCTCCTCGACGTACTCAGTAGAAACCCTTGGTGAGTCCTCGCACGACACCCGGAACGTCACCCAGTCGCTGGAGAGCCGGTTGTGCGTGTCGTAGAAGAACCCGCTGGAGCGCGTCGGGTTGCCCAGCAGCAGGGTCACCGCGTTGTGGCCGGACATCGATCCAGCCGCGGCCTCAAACACCTGCTCGGGCACGCCGGACGCCTCGTCGGCCACCAGCATCACGTTGTCCGAGTGGATACCCTGCAAGGCTTCCGGCTGCTCGGCCCGTGATGTACGCGCAGAGATGAACATCTCGTCCGGTGCGGCGTTGAAGACGATGCGGTCCTGCTTGACCGTCACCAAGTCTTGCAGGGGCTGCGGCATCTGCAGCACCCACCGCTTCAGCTCCGCGAACATGGCGTCAAACAACTGAGAGCTGGTCGGGGCGGTCACCACCACCTTGACCGGCGAGCGGGTCATGAAGTACCAGAGCATCGCCCACGCACTAGCCGTGGACTTGCCCACGCCGTGGCCGGAGCGCACGCTCACGCGCCGGTTGCCCTTGGCGATGGCCTGCAAGAACCTGATCTGCCACTTGTCAGGCGTCACCCCCAGCACCTCGTCAACGAAGGCCACCGGGTTGTTCTGGTATCTCTCGACCCACTCCTCAAAGACGTTGCGTTTACTCTGTGTCATGGCTTCTCTTTTCTGCGTCAAGTAGGAATAGGATGCAGCACCCGACGTGTGCCAGATGCGAAAGACCCGTCTCCGGGTCGTGCTGCTCGCCTTGGGCATAAGCCGCCATGTGTCTAAACGCTGCGGCAAGGTACCGGTTCTCAGCATTGTCCACGTGCCGCCAGTTGTCTCGGGCGTACTTCTTGGCACCGAAGTCGAGCACCTTCACAATCTCTTCAACGGATGCCCACGGCAGCAGCGTGTAGTCTGGTTTGCCAGCGTCAAACTTGCGGCCTTCTGTTTGGTCACTCATATGGTCGCCTCGCCAAGTTGGTTGTGTTGCTCAGTACGACGACTTGTCAGCGTGGCTCGGTGGAGCGCCTCCAATACGGCTGGGTCCACCCTCTTGAACGGCCAGAATGCACTTGGCGTAGATGTGTTCAAGGGTGTGCCTGAGCCGCAGGGCTTCTTCAATGGCCGCGTCACGCTGGTTCCTGATTTGCTTGTTTTCATGCTGCAGGTCTGCGACCAATAGGTCGAGTTCTCGTTCGTTCATCGTGTTCTCCATATTCAATGATGTTGGTCAACCGGGTGATCCGCTCTTGGTGGTACTGCGCCATGGACCGAGCGTACTCCTCGGCGCTGTGCGCCTTGAGCAGCTCGCGCCGTGCCTGCTCCAGCTCCTCGGCCACCATCTCGTCAGCCGTCGGTGGCTGGAAGATGTGGATGAAGTCAGCAAAGATAGTCTTGATCATGGTGCTGGGCAGTCCTTCGGTATCTCGGCCACGCAGTACACCGCGACACTCGGGACCGCCCTTCCGGACACCCCGTCGGTGTTGGCCGTGTAGCCGCTGACGTACACGTCCACCATACTCTTCAATACCGCACGCACCCGAGACGGTCCAAGGCTCAGTGCCGACGCGATCTGCGTCACGGTCTGCCCTTGGTGGTCTCGTAGGTGGTTGCGGATCACCTCGTCTGTGTGTATCGCCATTACTTGGCCTCCTTTTGTTGTTGTGGCATTAGGTCTTGGTCAAAATACTGGCCCAGCAGCAACGCCCCCAGTACCAGAAGAAAAACGGCGATGGTCTTCATACACTGATCCACAGCAGGGTGAACATGAACACCAAGCCGACCAGCGATGCGGCGAACAAGATGTAGATGATGATGCCGTGCAGCTTGTCCCAATCAATCATGGTTTGCTCCTTTGCTGTTGAGGTAAAACTTTCCAGCGGCCACCGCCTCGATCTCCACGTACCACTGGTCACTGCGCATGCGGGTGCCAGAGCCTTCCAAGGCGGTGACCAGTTGCTGGATGATGGGCGCGGGGTCTGGTGCTGGCTGCACAGGCCACGGCTTACCGTCGTGGTAAGTTTTCACAGGGACGGGTTGTGGTGCGGGTGGGGTGTCTGTTTCCTGCCATGCTTCCTCAGCGCGTCTTGCCCTAAACACTGGCTGCAAGTCCGGGTCTCCAACAAACTCGCACTCGTCGCCATCTGAATACTTGGCGACTTTGAATTGCATTTCATGCACCAGTCCGCAGTCACAGCATTTCATCATGTAACTGTCGTTGTCTGGGTTGACCCATTCAGACCAATCGCCTTCGTTCTCTACGACGTGGTGATAAAACTCAGGCGCGGCTGGCTGGGGGCGAGCGTTCTTCTCGCGCAGCAACCGCTCAAGCTCATAAGCAAAGCGGCCATACGACCACTCTGCTGTCCAATCAACGAGGTGCCGCAGCTTGCTGATTTCATCCTCACTCAGCCCCACCCAAGGCTTCGGCGCAACAGGCCAAAGTTCCTTGATTGGTGCTGAGTAAGGCCCGTCAGGAACAGGCGCAACAGGCCACGGCTTAAAATCGCTGTAAGTCTTCACAGGGACGGGCTGGCGGCGCTTGATCTCTGCGTCAATACGGGCAAACTCTTCATCTTCTGGTGTCATTTGGTTTCTCCTCTTGCTCGGATGGCGGCGGCATACTGGAACAACAAAGCAGCCGTCCAGTTTTGTAATTTGGGGTCGGCACTCATCGCACTCAGGTCTGTGGAATCAAGAAGGTTCGCACACGCCTCACGCTCGTCAGCACGGGCAAGCTCGATAAGGCGTTCAATGGACTCAATGCTTTGGCTTCCCATGGTGGTTGTCCGGGTACGGCCCGTTAAACCAGTGTTGGTTTGAAACTCGATGCCCGCCTCACGGGCCATCTCAATCGTGTCTCTCATCGCACCACCCCCGCAATCACCACCAGCACACCCGCACCGATGGCACCCAACACAAAGCCCAGCACCAGCGCGGCCCAGTACTTCATGGACTTGCGCCATGCTGATGGAGCTTGGTGAATCCAAAACGCAGGGATGCGCTTGCCCACCTTGGCGGGGCTGATGTTGAAGTGCTCTTGCTCGAATTGTTCTCGTGATGTCATTTGTTCCTCCGGTCACAGTATTTGTTGATCTCTTTGATGGCCCGTGGCTCGTTGCCGTTGAACCACCACGCGGTGCACTGCTTGTAGAGTTCGGCCCCGCTCATCAGCGCCCGTTCACGCCCATCAACGTAGCCCTGCTCGTAGCCCTTGGTGAACGCATACCCGGTCATGATGTAGAGCG